GCTCTGGTAAGAAAGTAAAGAATCGAAAGCAGGCTATCGCTATCGCTTTGAACGAAGCGGGTGTTAGCAAGAAGAAGCGAAAGGCTAGGAGGCCGTAGTGGCTACGAGCGGCACGTTCACATTCAATCTAGACCTTTCCGATGCTATGGAAGAGGCGTTTGAGCGTGCTGGGCTAGAGCTTCGTAGTGGATACGATTACAAGACGGCGCGACGAAGTATCAACCTGATGATGCTTGAGTGGCAAAATAGAGGCTTGAATCTGTGGTCTGTGGAGTTCGCAACGCAAGCTCTGACTGCGGGATCGAATCAATATCAGTTGGACGGTAAGGTTCTTGATATTGTCGAGGCGTTTGTAAGAACAGATGCTGGGGAACAAAACTCTCAGTTTGATCAATCGATGACTCGTATTTCAGTCAGTCAATACTCAAATCTTTCTAATAAGCTTACTCGAAGCAAGCCCCTACAGTATTACGTTGAAAAGAATTTTGACTCAATCACGATTAATCTTTGGCCCACCCCTGATGATCAAGAGACGTATCAGTTTGGATACTACTATATGGAAAGGGTAGAAGATGCAGGAAGTCCAGCGTCTAACAATATAGACGTGCCAGCTAGATTTCTGCCGTGCTTGGTTAGCGGTTTGTCCTATCAACTCAGCCTTAAATATCCAGCGGCAGGCGCTAGATCGCAAGCGTTGAAGGCAGATTATGAAGAACAGTGGAAGCTTGCAAGCGACTCGGATCGCAACAAGGCATCACTTTACGTTGCACCAGGAGGTTATTCGTTTTGAGTGCTTACACTAAGGGCAAGTATGCGTTTGGATATTGTGACCTGACAGGGTTCCGTTATCCTCTGAAAGATCTGGTTCCTGAGATAGTCAATCAAAGACCAACAGGGTTTTTGGTCGGTCGAGATGTAGTAGATCCAGATCAGCCACAGCTTCAGCTAGGAAGGCTAAAAGTGGATGATCCCAAGGCTCTGCGTAATCCAAGACCAGATCGGGGTCTGGAAAATAGTAGGGTGCTGGGGTCTTTTAACCCTGTAGGCCAAGTGGGTCTAGACTGTGTTGGTCACGTCGGCAAAGTTACGGTAATAACAAGCTAATGGCTTTCACGTTCACCACACTAAAACAAGCGATACAAGACTATCTTGAGACAGATGAGACAACACTTGTTACCAATCTACCCACAATTATCACGCAAGCAGAAGAGCGTATACTGAAAGCTGTTCAGCTACCAAACTTCAGAAAGAATGTTACGGGCACGACTACGCAGTCAAACAGCTACTTAGAGACGCCGTCTGATTTCCTTTCGCCTTATTCTCTGGCTGTTGATAACAGCGGGTATGAATATTTGTTGTTCAAGGATGTGAACTTTATTCGTCAAGCATACCCGTCTGAGTCGGCTACTGGGGTGCCCAAGCATTATGCTTTGTTCGATGACACGACTTTTATACTTGGGCCAACACCCAATGCGAATTTGACTGTAGAGTTGCACTATTTCTACGAACCAGAGTCTATTACCGTTTCTTCTGCTGGTACTAGCTGGTTGGGTTCAAACGCAGAAAACGCTTTGCTGTATGGGTGCCTAGTGGAGGCATATACCTTTATCAAGGGTGAGCCTGATCTTATGCAGCTTTACCAAGCTAGATATGATGCTGCCATGCAGGAACTGATTGCTCTCGGTGAGGGTTATAGCACGACAGACAGTTATCGAGCAGGTGCAGTAAGGTCTGCAAGATGACAGCAGTAGGTCATGTTGGGACTGTGCTAGTTGCAACCACAGATAACGGAGGGCACGACGCAGAGTTTTGGACAGACGCAGCGACAAAAAGAATCGTGAGCGTTGGAGAAAATACGCATCCTTTGATCAAGGAGCAGGCGTTGGCGTTTCAAGATCACATACATAATGTAGTTGGATATTATATACGCGAAGCGATCAAGAGTGATCGAGCAACTTTAGCCGCAGAAGTTGAAGCTCAAGGGCAACCTGATTTGGCTAAAATCATACGGAGACTTACATGAGCATCACATCTGCACTTTGCACGTCATTCAAGCAAGAGATACTAGTGGGCACTCACAACTTCACTGCTAGTTCTGGCAATAGCTTCAAGCTCGCTTTGTACACAAGCTCAGCGACGTTGAATGCAAGTACAACCGCATACACAACCTCGAATGAAGTGTCAGGAACAGGGTACACGGCGGCAGGCGCAGCGTTAACAAGTGTGACGCCTACAACATCAGGCACGACGGCGTTTTGTGATTTTGCTGATCTTACATTCAGTTCGAGCACGATTACGGCAAACGGCGCTCTGATCTACAACGACACCCAATCAGACAAAGCTGTTTGTACCTTGGCTTTTGGCGGTGACAAAACTAGCACCGCTGGAGACTTCACGATTCAGTTTCCGACTGCCGATGCAAGTAACGCAATCATCCGTATTGCATAGGTTGTGGCAAATGTCACTGGTTGGGGTAGAGGTACTTGGGGCGAAGGTGCTTGGAATGAAGAGGCTCCTGTTGCCGTTACGGGCCAAGAAGGAACGGGGGCGGTTGGATCGGTTACGGTCTCCGCAGACTCAAATGTTTCTGTCACAGGCGTTTCAGGAACGTCGGCGGTCGGTTCCGTATCTATCGTTGAGGGATCGGGTGTTACGGTATCTGTCACAGGTGTGGGAGGAACTGGAGCAGTCGGATCTGAGTCCATCTCGGCTGATGCGAATGTTAGTGTCACGGGGCTTGCTGGGACAAGTGCGCTCGGCACGATATCAATCAGAACGGTTAATAACGTCCCTGTTGACGGCGTTCAAGCGACTGGGAGGATCGGTTCTGTATCGGTTGTCGGAAATTGCACCGTGGCTGTCACTGGTGTTTCTGGTACTGGTGCGACTGGTGCGACAAATGTTTGGGGGCTTGTCATACCTGGTCAAACAACAACTTACTCGTCTGTCTCGGACAGTCAGACAGCAAGCTGGTCAAGCGTTTCAGACAGTCAAACAGCAAGCTGGTCAGATGTCTCAGATAGTCAAACACCAAACTATTCTGCTGTATCGAAGGATCAGACAGCAAACTGGGAAGAGGTAGCGTAATGGTTCGCAAGGTGAACAAAGTTATCAAGGGTTTAGAGAAAGCCTCTAAGACTCACAAGAAGCAAGCCGAAACGCTAAAGAAGCATGTCGCTTCGATGAAGAAGCCTAAGTCTAAGACGAAAAGTCGGAGAAAGTAAATGGCAGTTTATACCAATGACCTACGCCTAAAAGAGATCGCTACCGGCGATGAGGCTGGCACCTGGGGAACCAGTACCAATACAAATTTAGAGCTAGTTGCTGAAGCATTTTCTTTTGGAACAGAGGCAATTACGACCAATGCTGACACGCATACTACTACTATTGCCGATGGCGCTACTGATCCCGGCAGGTCAATCTATCTCCAATACACTGGCACTCTTGATAGCACTTGCACCATCACTATAGGGCCAAACACGGTTAGCAAACTATGGTTCATTGAAAACGCAACCAGCGGATCGCAAGACATCATCATCAAGCAAGGATCTGGCGCTACAGTCACTGTTCCAAACGGTAACGTGAAGGCCATTTATTCCGACGGTGCTGGGTCTGGCGGTAAAATGGTCGATGCGTTTACTGATCTGCACGTTGACGGATCGTTTTTTGTTACAACTTCAAGTCAAGATACAGGGATCACCGTAGAATGCACCAACGGCGGTGCTTCTGCTGGCCCATCGCTAAAGCTAGATAGAAATTCATCTGGCCCTGCTGATAGTGATGATATAGGTGAAATAGAATTTAGTGGTAGGAATGACGCTGCTGAATCCATTCAGTTTGCCCGAATAGCTTCTACAATCGTCGATGCTAGTGATGGTACAGAAGACGGTTCAATAGAGATTTCAGCACAGTTAAATGGAACCCAAAGGTCTAGATTCTTATCCAACGCTACTGAAACAGTTTTTAATGACGCAAGTCAAGACCTTGACTTCCGAGTCGAAACAGACACCGATGCGAATGCTTTGTTTGTCCAAGGAAGCACCAACCGAGTGATGCTTGGCTTCAACGCTAATGTAGCGGTAGCTAATATCAACCCTCACTTGAGCGTTGTCGGAACCGACAATGGAAGCACTGCCATCGGTATAGCTCGATACTCTGCTGATGTAAGTGGCCCTCGTTTCGTATTAAGCAAAAGCCGAAACGGTTCAATTACAACGGCTGGAGGCACAGTAGTTCAGTCTGGCGATACTACTGGACTGATACAGTTCTCAGGTGACGATGGCAGTGACATGGCTAGTCGTACTGCAAGGATACAATCGCAAGTAGCCGCCACTCCCGGTTCCGACGATATGCCGGGGCTTTTGCAATTTTTTACAACTGCTGATGGTTCCGCATCTGAAACTGAGCGGATGCGAATAACGGAGGGAGGTGATCTTTTATATAACACCACCACCGATTATGGCGGCAAGGTAAACATAGCTAGGGGTGACAACAACACAACTCTTGCCCTTGCATGTACAGATGCTGATGTTAATGATGGCCCGATCTTAGATTTTATTCGTGACTCAAGCTCTCCTGCTACTACAGATGACATAGCGGTTATCAACTTCAAAGCAGATGACAGCGATGGAAATAGAGATACATACGCACAAATTGAAGTGTTCTCCACAAATGTCACT